GCCGAAGTCGAGGCGGCACTTGATCTCGACCCCGTCGACGTCGAAGCCGTTGCGGGTTTCGATGTAGGCGCCCTGCTGGCCCTCGAGATAGGCGTATTCGATGGTGTCGATCTGGTTGGGCGACGCCGCCAGATACCAGGAGGTGGCGCTCGCCGCATCGAGGCGCGGCTCGCTGATCGGGGACAGCGTCCGGATCGACTGCGGCACGACCTTGGCGCTGTCGGCCGGGACGAGGTTCTGGGCCACCAGCTGCTCGGCCTTCAGTTCGAGGGCCGCGGGGATGATCAGGAAGGCGGGGCGGATGTTCAGCACCGTCTTCTTGTCGAGGCCGGTCTGCAGCGCCATCGCCGCCCGCGCCGCGCCGACACTCGCCACATCCAGCGCGGCACCAGTGCCGGCGAGGTTCTTGTGGGTGGTGTGGAAGAGCGCGTTGCCGTCGGCCATCGCCGGATTCGCGGTGATGATGCCCCAGACCACGTCGCTTTCCAGCTGCGCGATGGAGTTGCCGTACATCGCCGGGATCCGGGTGAAGGCGTCGAGATCGTCGTTGATCAGCACCTGCCGGGTGATGGCCACGACCCGGCCATAGGTCTTCACGCGGTAGCTCTCCTTGCTCTCGCCGAGCGTGCCGCGCTTGAATTCGCCGCTCTCGCCGACCTCCAGAAGCTGCGGGGCCTCGCCCAACTGGACGCGGTGCATGGACTTGAAGTCGGTCGCCAGCACCTGGCGGCAGAAGAGCGCGAAGGTGCGGGGATAGGCGTCATAGGCCTGCCGCAGGGTCTTGTTGGTGACGGCCGACAGGATCTCGGGGAAGTCCGACGTGGAATGCAGCGCGCGCGTCGCCACCTCGTCGCGCGACAGGCCGCGCGTGTTGACCCCGGCATTGCCGAGGCTTTCTCGGGCGAGTTCCAAGAGCGTCATGCCGCGATACTGGCGCGCGGCATCCTCGAGCGGGAAGAGCGTCGGGCTGTAGCGGTGCAGCAGCGCGTTCGCTACCGCGTCGCGGCGGGTGATCCGTTCGTCCCGGCCGCCGAGGGGGACGGAGACATGCGGGAAGGTCCGGGTCTCGTCGGATTTCGCGGCGACCTGATCGAGGATCAGGCGGCGGGATTCATCGACGCTGACACCGCGCTTGACCAGATCCTCGGCAAAGCCGCGCTCGAGGTTCAGGCGGCCCACCAGATCGTAGATCGTGGACACACGGTCTCGCTCGGCCTCGCGGGCGCGGGTCGCGATGGCCTCGCTGTCGGGTGCGGCAGCCGGTTCCGGCATGCGCGTGGCGGCCTGTTCGGCCTGCGCCGGGGCCGCGACGGGCGGCTGGCGGGTCTCGGTCAAGGCGGGGACATCCCCGGCCACGGTGGTCGTGCTCTCAGGCATGGGTGCCTCCTTTTGCATGCGGGTGTCGACGATCTCGACGGGATAGCTGGCCTGATCCGCGGCGCGGACCTGAGCGCGGGGATCGGCGGGAACGGTCACGAAGCTGACCTCGAGCGGCGTCCAGCGTTCGACGATGCGCTGCTCGACCTCGCCCTTGGCGGCGGGCTCGACCACCTTCACCCGCTCGATCGAATAGCCGACCGAGACGTTGCGGATGATGCCATCGCTGATCAGGCCGAACATGCGGTCGGCGGCCTGGTCGAGCCCTTCGCGCGGGAAACGGATGGTGGCCTTGCCTTCCTTGCCCTCGATCCAGGCGCGTTCGACGACGCCGACTTGAGAATGCGAGGACCAGACCGAATGGCTGTCGAGCGCAGGGGCCCCGGCATTGAGGCGTGTGAGGTCCACTGCCCGTTCGCTGACTTCCAGGACTTCATCGAAGGGCACGGAGGTGTCCCAGCCGGTCCACCGTCGCCGCCGGACGGCCGCGCCGGTGGTGAAGACCACGTCGACCGAACGGGCCTCGGTGTTGACGGTCGCGGGCAGGATGGGCGCGCGCCGCAGCTGCATCGGCAGGGCAGCCGGGGCCGCCATGATCGTGTCGGGCACGGCCCTATTCCTTCTCTGTTTCGGATGCGGGGGTGGCCGGGTCACTGGTCGGGTCGCCCGCCTGCGCGCTGCCGGTCTTGGTGACGCGGCGCGGATCGCTGTCGAGCACGAGGCCGAGGCCATCGAGCTTGGCGTTGGTCGCGGCGATTTCCGCCAGCACCGCGTCCGGGTTGTGACCCTGCCGGGCAATGGCCTGCGCCAGCGTCATGGTGCCTGTGCGAATCGCCAGCAGGTCGGCCATCGCATCCTTGTAGGGATCGACGGCATCGAACTTCGGCGGCGACCATTCCACTGGCACATCTGGCGTCGGGATCTGGCCTGCCGCCCATGCAGCCTCCGTGAACCAGCGCCAGACCGGGGCGCAGAGCATCGGGATGAAGAGCTGCCACTGCACGGCGTCGATCATGCGGCGGAACTCGACCAGCCCCGCCCGGATCGAGGAATAGTTCACCTGGGACAAGTCCCCCGTCAGCAGCTCGTAAGGCACCCGGAACCCGGCCGAGATCGTATGCAGGCTCGCACGCTTGTATTCACCATAGCCACCGGTGGCGGCAGGCTGGTTGAAGCGAATGTCCTTGCCGCCACGGGCATAGGCGATCAGCCCCGGCTCGAACTGTTCGACCCGATTACCATCGGCATCGACGACGGCGGGCGCGATGCCCTGCTGCGCCTCGTCGTCGCCGAAGACGATCGCGGTGACGCAGGCCTCGGTCTTCTTGCGGACCAGTTCTGCCACCTCGTAGTCGTCGAGATCGCGCAGGGAACGGATCACCGGCGCACCCCAGGGAACGCCGCGCGCCTGCGTGCGCTGCTTCTCGTAGATATGGGCGATTTCGGTCGCGGGGACCGGTCGCGATCCGAGCCCGCCCTGCAGCGCACCCCAGGCATCGCCGGGATGCGCGGCATGCAGCCAGTAGGCCCGGCGCTTGCCGACCGGGTCGAACTCGATCCCCTGCACCAGCCGCCCCGCACCGACGACGCCGGATTTGGTGGCGTCGAGGAAGTCGGCCTCCAGCACCTGCAGCTGCAGCGGCACCGGCAGGCCGTCGCTCGCGCGCCGCAGACGGCGGCGCACCAGCGCCTCGCCCGCCTCGACCATCTCTCGGCAGATCAGCGTCTGCAGCCCATAGAAGTCGAGTTGGCCATCGGCGTCGCACTCCGCCGTCCAGCGGGTGAACAGAGCATCGACCTTGCGGTCCAGCTTGTCGTCGCCGCTGGCGGCGCGGGGCATGATGCCCGAACCGATGATGTTGTTCACCAGCACCGCCACCGCCTTGGCCGCATGCGGGTTGTTGCGCACCAGATCGCGCATCCGGTCGCGCAACAGTGCCACGGCCACGCCGATCTCGGTGTCGGCCGAGGATCCCGGTGCGCGCCAGCCGTCCGTCCGCCGCCCTTTCGACGCGCCATCATAGCCGCGTGTCAGGGTGTCGAAGGCCTGCCGCGCCAGCACGCGCCGGGCTGCCATGCGCGGTGCGACCGAGGCGATGGCATGGTCGAACCACTTAGCCGACATCAGCGATCCCCACGGCTGAAGCCCGCCAGCCCGGCCACAGGCAGCGGCCGTGTGGTGCCAGCAATTGCGCGTTCGATGGTGCGGATGCGGCCCAGCAGATCCTCGGCCGACCCATAATCGACGGATTTTCCATCATAGCTGACCCGCGTCGTGCCGCTGGCATAGGCACGGCGCAATGCAGCCAGTTCGGTTTCCGTCCAGTCGGTCATCAGAACCATCCTCCGCGTCGGCCAAGCCAATCCGACTGCCGTTTTCCTTGGGATGCGGCTTGCGGCCGGTTGACCCGTCCCGCTGCGTCCATTTCTGTGGGCGCTGCCCCGAGTTGATCCTCGAGATCGCGCCATTTCGCCTCAGACCAGCGATCCGCGCCCGCGATCCAGGCGGCGGCGCGGGCATAGACCCGGCAGTCCAGTGCCTCGTTGCGCTCGCGCAGCTTCTGCCATTCCAGCCGGGCGAAGCCGCGTTTGGTGCGCACCGTCACCAGCTGTTCGGCTACGAACTGCTTCAGCCATTCGTTCTCGACCCAGTGCGGCAGATGCACTGAGCCGGGCGGGAATGCCGCCCCCTCGGCCATCTCCTCCTCGGTCGGCCGCGCCAGCCGCAGGAAGCGGTAGGTCTCGGCCTTGAAGGTCGAGACCGCCACGGTCCAGAGCCGGGCACCACGCCGCAGGCGCTTGCCGCCCTCGGTCGCATCGACGAAGGTCGGTCCCGAGACCGGGCTCGAGCGGTTGAACCCCTCGACGCCCTTCACCGGCGAGACCTGCGCGAACCCCTGCGCCCGCGACCAGGAATAGACCGCCGGAGCCTCGTAGCCCGTGTCGATCGCCAGCCGCGCGATCCGCAGATGCGCGCCGCGTTCGTGCGGCCAGGAGCGGTCGAGCACCGCCGTCAGCTCCGACCACGCGTCGTGCCGGTCCGGCGCGCCCTCGATCACGACGTGATCCACGAGCCAGCTTTCCAGCCCGCGACCCCAGGCCCAGACATCGACCTCGATCCGGTCCTTCTGCACGTCGGCTCCGGCCGTCAGGAACAGCCCGCCCGCAGGCACCGTGCCGGATGTCCAGCGCTCGCGCCGGTCATAGAGCCGCTGCCAGTCGGGGGCTTCGCCGCTCTCGACCCATGTCTCGCCGAGGATGGTGTTGCGGAACGCCTTGATCGCCTCGTCCGACCCTTGGGCCGCCTCCCAGCCACGGGCGATGCGGGACCAGCTGAGCCAGCCCACCGGCGAATAGAGCGCCGAAAGGTGGTAGCCGACCGTTGTGGGATCTGCGGCCGTGGCGGTCGCCCGCCATTCACCACCCTCCAGCATCGCTGTCTTGTGGTGTTCCGCGATCGGCTGATCACAACCCTCGCAATTGTATTCCGCCGTTTCCGGCCGCCCCTTCTGCCAGCGCAACCTGTCGAATTTCAGCCACTGCATCGCGCCGCAAAGCGGGCACGGCACGAAGAACCGGCGCTGGTCGCTCGCCTCGTATTCCCGCTCGATGCGGGACAGCCCCCGTATGGTGGGCGTCGATACCAACAGCACTTTGCGCCGATGGGCGAAGGTCAGTGACCGGGCCTCGGCCAGCGTGACTGGGTCGCCCTCTTCGTCGGCCGAGGCCGGATAGGCGTCTACCTCGTCGAGGAAGATGTACCGTGCCGGGGTGGACCGCAGTCCGACCGCCGAGTTCGCCCCGGTCATGATCAGGATGCCGCCCGCGAACTCCTTGGAAAGCATCGTGTTGCCTGCATCGCGCGACCGGGCCGGCTTCACCCGCTCCCGAAGCTCCGGGCTTTCCTCGATCAGCGGGTCGATCCGCTGGCGCGAGTTGCGCTTGGCAAGTTCCACCGTCGGCTGGACCGCAAGCATCGGACCCGGCGCCTGGTGGATGGCAAAGCCGATCCAGTTGTTGCCGGCTTCCGTCGCGCCGACCTGTGCAGCTTTCATGAACACGATCCGCTGCGTGGGATCGCCGGGGCTCAGCCGGTCCATGATCTCGCGCATGTAGGGCGTGCGCGCTGTGCGATACCGCCCCGGCTCGGCCGAGGCGCGACCAGAGAGCATCCGGTGCCGGTCTGCCCATTCCGAAACCGTCAGATCCGGATCGGGCGTTAGCCCCGCGCCCCAGATGCGGAGGATTTCTGCCGCGCCGTCGAAATCCGACAAGCCTTCATCATCACCGGAAGTCGGGCCGGACCTCGGCAAGCTCGTCGAGGTGGGCGCGTACATGTGTTTCCAGAACCTTCTGCATCACGGCGGGCTCCACGCCGAGATCGGCCGCCATCAGCGCCGCTGACCGCGCGGGCCAGTTCACCCACGCATCCCGGACCTCGCGGGCCAGGCGGAACACCAGCGCCAGCGCGCGCGCCCGCTCGATCAATTCCCCCTTTAGCTTTTGCAGCCGGATACGCCGTTCCTGCGCCTTCAGCACCTCGTTGGCGGTCTTCGCCTGCAGGAAGGTGGTCCCACCGGCCGCGACCGGGGCGGGCAGACCCTCCTCGCGCAGGGTTTCGCCGACTGAGGCGACCGCCGCCTCGGGGACGGGTTTCAGCTTCGGTTCGGGCGGCTTGCGGGTCTTGGACGGGTCCGTGGTGTCTGCCCGCCGTGCGTCGCTGGCGGCCGCGTTGATGCTGCCGTCGGGATAGAGGACCAGCCGTTCGGCAAGCTTTGCCTTCTGGACCGCGCCACGGGACAGCCCGACATGCGCGGCATACTGGCGCTCACTCATGCCCTGCATCGTTCGCTCCGATTATCAATCCAAATCATGCGCTTATCTCGTTGATAAGCATCGCGGACAGAGGGAACGTGTTTCCAGAAGGACGATGCAACTCACCTCGGAGCCACCAAGATGACCCACCGCGCGACCGACAACACGAAAGCCATCAACGCCTTCATTGCTGCCAGGGTCGAGATCGATGCGATGCTCGAGCGGCTCGCCACCCTCAGCGCGGACCATTTCGAGACCAGCCCCGACGAGATCAACTGGGGGCATGTCGGTACCCTGCATCACTACCGCGACCGTCTGCGCGAGATCACCGACAGCGCGTTCAAGGAAGGCGAGCACGCCGAATAACCAACGCATTCATCGCGCCAGCTCCGCCCTGCGGGGCTCGGCCTCGTAGAAGGGTCCGCATTCCGCGCGCCCCGATACGGGAGACGACAATGACACAGCTTTCCGACACCCAAGCCCTAATCCTGAGCGCGGCCGCGCAGCGTCCCGAGCACATCGCCCTGCCGCTGCCCGAGAGCCTGCGCGGCGGTGCCGCTGCAAAGGTGGTCGGCGCGATGATCGGCAAGGGATTGCTGCAGGAGGTCGACGCCGACCTTCGCAAGGGCGAACCCATGTGGCGCGAAACCGGCGACGGCCATGGCGTAACGCTGATTGCCACCGACGCAGGGCTTGCAGCCATCGGCATCGAGCCCGACGACACGCACAGCGCGCGCACGGCCGCCGACGAGGCGCCGAGGGGTGTGTCCGCGACGGACACAACCACCGCGCCCGAAGCCACGCCCAAGGCGCGCACGCAGCGCGAGGGCACCAAGCAGGCCACGCTGATCGCCATGCTGCGTGCGCCAGAGGGCGCGACCATCGAGGAGATCATCGCCGCCACGGGCTGGCAGTCGCACACGGTGCGCGGCGCGATGGCCGGGGCACTGAAGAAGAAGCTCGGACTCGAGGTGACCTCGGAGAAGGTCGAGGGGCGCGGACGGGTCTATAGCCTGCCGCGCGACTAGCGCCGCGCGCCATGCAAGTCGAAATGCCGCCGTCCCTCGGGGCGGCGGCCTCTTTGTCTCAAAGCGAGATGTTCCAGTAGTCGAGCACCTTGCGGACATCATCCCGAGGATAGTGCGGGCCTGCAGATGCTAGATCGTTGCGAATGGCGGCCTTCCTGCGGTCTGCCGCGTCCTTGATCCTCGCCGAGAACCTAGCCATGCCGAGAGGGCGCGAGGGCCGATCAGGCTTCGGCCAGCTTTCCGGGTAAGCCTCCCAATCCAACCATTCCGCCACCTGCCGCGCGTTGTCTGCGACCTCCTCATGGTCACAAGACCAACCGTAGAGTTGCAACGCGCATACGCGCAGCATCATCTTTACTTCGGTCATGACGTCCGTGAATGCCTTTAGCGGCGTGGGGAGAAGGACCATGTTCGCCACGCAGGAAAAGAAGCGCCGATCCTGCACCACGGCGTTGCTGATCTGATAAGCGGCATCATCCACACCCCATATGTGGCAACATGACCAGTTCGGCCTTTCCTCGGCACGAAGGCCCAGTGCAAGCGTTAGAGCCTTGTTCGCGTGAATGTTTCCTTCGAATTTGTGGATGATCGCGCCCGTCTGCCGATTACGGTTCATCTGCGGCTCAGACCAGTTCGCCTTATAGAAAAGGGCGCGTCGCGCGTGTTCTGGATACCAGACGGGAAGATACTCGAATGTTCGCGGATCGACCCATCGCGCAGTCCTCTCGATCAACCCCATCACATCGCTGAGGCCGAGCTCTCGCCGTAACGCCTCCAGGCCGTCTGGAAGCAAGTCGGCGCCGTCGCTATTTCCTTCTTCTTGGTTCTGCAGCACTACAATCTCGATCCAAATCTCTGGGCAGCAAATTAGATCAGCCGCCGCCTCCAACTCGGAGAAACCATAGGATCTGAGTGTTATAGCGGCAACTTCGAAACCGCTTGGTGGTGATCGGCCTAACGGTGGTGTTCCTTGTTCATCGCGCAACGGATCGCCTCGAACAACCGCCGCAAGGCGAAGGAACGCGCAATGCTGACAACGGTGAACACTGCGCCCATCTTGAGGTTCTGCGCCAGCGTCGTGTGAAGCCCGAACATCGGGAAGATCAGAATCTGCGTGCCGACCGCGACGCAATAGCCGACGATCACATTGGCGACGGCCTCGACCAGTGACATGAAACGTGACTGCTTCATGCTGGCACCCCGTCATCCATCGGCCAGCAGTTCAGCTGCCAGAGTTCGCAGCGCATGCGCCGCAACCAGCGGTACCACTCCATTTCCACAGAGGCGAAGCCGGTCCACCCGGTGGGCCAGCCCATCAGCGCCTCGACGAACAGCGGGTTCAAGGTTCGGCGCGGCTCGGAGGTATCGCGCCCAGCCATTGGCGTCACCAGGACCTGGCGGCCAAGCAGGCCGTTCACAGGCGTGTTGGCAAGGCTCGTCGCCCCGTCCTTGTGATCGCGTGCCGTCGGCGTCATCCACATCCCCGCCGCATGGGTAAGATCGGCCGACCGGCGATTGCCCGCACTCGGCTTGCAGCCATCGTTCGCCATCGGCGTCGGCCAGTCCCGCGCCATGCGGTCCAGGCCCTTCTCGTCCTTCCGCTCGCCACCCCGGCTGCGGAAACTGTCGACCTGCGGCGTCGGCCAAAGTGCTGCTGTCGTCGCCAGGTTCATGCCGTGCTGTCCCGCCTCCTGCGAGGGCGTGGGTTTCGTCTGCCGGTTCTCGTTGGCGCTGGCCCTCGGTGTCGGCCAGAGCCGCCACAGTTCCGTCCGGTTCCCGCCACTCGACCGGGTGCCAGAGCAGGCGCGCGGGGTCGGCCAGCTGGTCGCCCTCGCGGATGGCGAGGATGAACAGCCGCTCGCGCTTGTGGGGCGCGCCGACTTCCGCCGCCGTAAAGAGGCCTGCCGCAAGGCGGTAGCCCATGCCGACCAGTCCGCTGGCGACTTCGGGGAAGCCGAGGCGGAGATGATGGGCGACATTCTCGAGGAAGACGAAGGGCGGTTTGATTTCGCCGATGATGCGGGCGACATGGGGCCAGAGGTGGCGCGGATCGTCCGCACCTCGGCGCTTGCCCGCGACCGAAAATGGCTGGCACGGATAGCCCGCAGTGACGATGTCCACCGCGCCGCGCCACGGGCGGCCATCGAAGGTTCCAACATCGTCCCAGACAGGCGCTGGGTCCAGGGACGCATCTTCCATCCGCGCCACGAGAGTGGCTGCGGCGAAGGTTTCCCGTTCGACATAGCCCACAGCACGATATCCGAGGATGGCGATGACGAGCCCAAGGTCGAGCCCGCCAGCGCCGGAGCAGAGGGAGAGGCCGAACAGGCATGCGTCTCCGGCCCCGGAAACGCGTCCGGAGGAAGGTAAAGCCAGGTCATGCATGTCACGCGGCGGGTTCGGGAAGGGTTTCGGGTGCGGCCGGGGTTTCGCCCAGCCTCTCAGTTCTTACTTGCGCGAAGGTTCGACCATCGCCGTCGAGGATCGCGTCCTTGCCGGTCTCAGCCTGCCAACGCTCCACGGCGACATCGACATAGGCCGGGCTGATTTCCATCGCAAAGACGCGGCGGCCGTTGGCCTCGCCCGCCATGATCTGCGAACCCGAGCCGGAGAACGGCTCGTAGCAGAGGCCGCCCCGCGCCACATGCTGGCGCATCGGGATCCCGAAGGCGTCGAGGGGTTTCGGCGTGGGGTGGTCGGGGCGTTCGTCCTTCGTGAAGGACGGCATCTCCCATGTCGAGGGAAGCGTCTGTTCGGCCACCTTTGGCGGGCGGTTCGGGCGGCGCCAGCCCATGAAGCAGGGTTCGTGCTTCCACAGATAATGCGACCGAGTCAGAACCCCGCGGTCCTTGACCCAGATGATCTGTTGGTGGACGAAGGCCCCCGCTTTTTCCCAGCAGGCTTCCAGCATCGCCTGGCGGCGCGAGGCGTGCCAGCAGTACCAGGCGGCGTCATCGGTGATCGCCTCCGCCACGGCGGCGGCGATGAAGCCATCGTAGAGTTCGGCCCCCTGGCTGCTGTCATCCCAAGTTACGCCATAGGACTGCGACCAGTCCTTGTTCCGCGTTGGATGGTTCGAGCCATCGTAATCCACCAGATACGGCGGGTCCGTTGCGAACAGGATTGCCCGCTCCCCGTTCATCAGGCGGCGGACATCGTCATGACCGGTACTGTCGCCGCAAAGCAGGCGGTGGTCGCCGAGAATCCAGAGATCGCCAGTCCGAGAGGCCGGATTGCGGGGTGGTTCGGGGATGGTCACCGGCGGCACGGAGCCCCCGACGCCACCTTCTTCTTCCCCGCCCCCCTCCGGCACGAAGGCCAAGAGCTTGTCCAACTCGCCGTCAGAGAAGCCGACAAGCGACAGGTCAAAATCCTCGGCCAGCAGATCGTTCAGTTCGGCCGACAACAGCGCCTCGTCCCAAGTACCGAGCTCGGTCAGCTTGTTGTCCGCGATGCGATAAGCCCGCCGCTGCGCTTCGGTTAGATGCCCGAGCACGATCACCGGCGCCTCAGTCAGTCCAAGCTGCGTGGCGGCAAGCACCCGGCCGTGCCCCGCGATCAGCTCCCCGTCCTCGCCGACGAGGCAGGGCACCGTCCAACCGAACTCGGCCATGCTGGCGGCGATCTTCGCCACCTGGTCCGCGCCATGCATCTTCGCGTTCTTCGCGTAGGGCTGCAGGCGCGCAAGCGGCCACATCTCGATCCGCTCGGGGGCGAAGGCAAGGGTCATGGGCAGGTGGTTTCCGATGTGATGGTTGATGCCAGCCGGATTCTGGACACTGGATGCCGCGCTGGACTCCGCGAGGGGTCCAGTGGCGTCCGGGGTGTCCAGCCCAAGGGCCAGCCTTTATTGGGGTTTGCGCGGGGTCAGGTGGATCCGGCTTCCAGGTGGCTTCCCAAAAATCCGGCCCTGTCGCTAGCGATGCGCCGCGCTTCGCCCGCCAGCATAGGATTTCGGCCAGGAAGGAACCAAGATATCAAAGGGTTGGCCGATTTCGCGCCGACCATCCGCCGACCGCTTGCCAGATGCGAACTCTCGCCGCGTCTCGCGCCCGCTGGACC